AAAGTATTTTCGTAGATTTCGTAAGAAGGGCGCACGTAAGGGTCGCCGTGTTCCTAAAATGTCTTTTGATAAGCGAGTGTTGCAGGTCGTCAACGGTCAAAGAGAATTGAAAGTTGCGACAACCACATTTGCAGGATTACCAATCCTGAACGCCATCGGCACAAATGGAGCTTTGGATATTTTACCCGAAATACCTCAGGCAGGTAATACAGGTTCGGCTTCAGCCAACGCTCAAGAGTTCTATCGTGATGGTAATAGTATAACCGTCAAAAAAATTGTGTTAAGATGGTGGATTAGTATGAAAACCCCCGTTGATGCAGTCAACAGTAAAGCCATTGTTCGTCATATGATTTTACGTCAAAAGTATTCTAACGCTACAGCAGTCTTAGCCAACGGTTTACAAGCCAGCGCACTCTTAGAGAATGCAAAACAATTCACAGGGACAATTAGTTCTTTACAAACGCCAATAAATAAAGCGGGCTTTGCCCGAAGGATGGATAGACGTCATTATATATCTTCACCTACCATCAATCAAGCACAGCTGGATGTTGATGGCGACCAAACCAATGCATTTAAAATGGGTCAAAAAACTTTGACTTTTGGTAATGGGAAGCAAATCACGTATTCTACGGGTTCTACGGATGAAAGTAATAATTTCCCGTATTTTATGTTAATAGGTCAAGCATCACCTACTGGTGCAACCGTTCAAGGTTTAGAGCTTAACTATACGACAACCTGTTATTTCTATGATTCTTAAATTATAAAAAAAAATATTTGTTATAATTTAGGATGGTTCTGGATACGCCTCGGGCGGAGCCTGCTGACGCAGCTATGCTGCGTCGCAGAAGAAAAAAAGCCCCGCAGGGTCGCCGAAGGCCAATTAAATGAACTTTGGCTCTTAGCTTAATTTGCTTTTTTTTTATCTACAATTTATTCTGTAGATACTTTTATCAACAGAATAAATTGTTGATAAAACAGAATGACGTTACGGTCATTTAGCCAGACCTTTTTTAGTAAGTAATTAATTTAGTCAACGCACAACACTTTAAATCTATCATCACTCATAGCCTCCCAATCTGGTTCACTGTTTGCGAATATCAGTATATGAGGTGCATCAAAAATTTTATTTCCCGTCTCATATTTCGTGTTACATATTAAACCATTCTTAATGGATTCCAGGGCAGAATAGCTAATTTTGTTTCCGTTGTTCCGTGGAAGGTCAAATACAACAAGGTTTGTTTCATCCATATTTGCATTGAATACAATGTTTATAATATCATTATATTGTCCCTTTCCGCATATCACGGCATTATAAGTATAAGCAAGATACTTACAAAAGGTAGACTTACCCATACATCCTCTACTACTGTAAACCCAATAAATAGTTCTTTCGTCGGGTTCGGTATTCACAATATTATCCATTTGTGTTTCCCAGTCATAAAAATCACATTTCTTTAAAATCTTAGGAACTTTAGGGAATCCCCAGGAAGTTCTAAAAATTCCATCGTGTGTCTCGTCTTTGTTGCAATAATCTCGTTCATTATCAACATCTTTAAGACGTTCCCAATGAATTTTTTTTGAGAGACCGAATTCCGTGTCTCTATGGTCTTTTTTACACCATATCATACCCTGTAGGTGTGGTGTTCCATTACTTCCTACTTCTGTTTGAATTTTTCCTTTGTAGGCAAATTTCTTTAAAACAGCTACTATACCAACTATTTCACTCTCGTCATAGTTGTTGTAGGTAAAGAAGTGATTTTTTCGTTTGCTTTGTTGCTTTGCTTTATGGACTGAAGGAGATTGAGTATTACCTTCAGTCCCCCGACTATCTACAACTATTTCCATAGTATATATTCCCTAAATATATTTCTTTAAGTCAGTTTTTTAAAGATTCGTTTATTTAGGCGAAATTATTATCTTATATATTATATAGGTCAATGCCTAAAAAGTATTTTCGTAGATTTCGTAAGAAGGGCGCACGTAAGGGTCGCCGTGTTCCTAAAATGTCTTTTGATAAGCGAGTGTTG